CAATGCTTCTGTCATTACCAGAGCAGCAAAGACGACAACTCTTGGAGGGTGATTGGGATATTAAAGAGGGTGCGGCATTTACTGAGTTTGATCGTAGCATTCATGTTATTGAGCCTTTTGATATACCTAGTAACTGGGTTAAGTTTAGGGCTTGCGATTATGGTTACGGGAGTAAGTCTGGCGTTCTTTGGTTTGCAGTTGCTCCCGATGAACAACTTATTGTCTACAGAGAACTGTACGTTAGTAAAGTACTTGCCACCGACTTGGCAGAAATGGTAATAGAATTAGAAGCTGGTGATGGTAACATTAAGTATGGTGTTTTAGATAGTAGTCTTTGGCACAAGCGTGGTGATACTGGGCCATCTCTGGCAGAGCAAATGATTAGCAAAGGATGTCGTTGGCGACCATCAGATAGAAGCCGTGGTAGTCGTGTGGCAGGTAAAAACGAAATACACAGGCGATTGCAGGTAGATGAATTTACAGAGGAGCCTAGAATTGTTTTCTTTAATAACTGCACAAATACAATATCACAATTACCAGCCATCCCTTTGGACAAGAAAAATCCAGAAGACATTGATACGCATAGT